TAGAGATTTATATATCGAAGCTTCAAGTGCGGACGAAAGAGGCAGATATATGAGAATGAGTGCTGATGATTTGTATGATTATGCGCAGAGAGATTTTGCTAATCCAACAGCAGCATTCCCAGCTATTCTTGATGATGCAATCAATAAATCTATCAAGGAAGGCTATAACAAGGCAGCAGCTACATTTGACACCTGGGCGAGAGAAGGCTCATTAAAAGATTTTAAGAAAACTGATCATTACTATATCGCTGGTTCTGCTGGTGAATTCCTTGAAGTTCCTGAAAACGGAGAACTTAAGGCAGATTCTAGAACTGATACAAAGCTTCCACAGAGACAGCTTAAGACCTATGGCCGTCAGTTCTCATTAACAAGACAGGCGTTTATCAATGATAATATTGATCTTATAACAGGCTTACCATCAAGATACTCTAAAGCGGCAAAGAAGACTATTAATAAGCAGTGCTATCAGATTCTTGTAAATTCACCTGCTATATACGACGGAGTGAAATTATTTGATAAGACACACGGTAACATAATAACAACAGGAACAGGAGTTACTATGGAATCGGTACAGGCTATGATGCTTGCATTACAGTCACAGACCGACCAGGAAGGCGAAGTTATTGTTATCAGACCAGCAACTATTGTTGTCCCTGTCGGAATGGCATTTGAAATGTATGCATTATTCAATAGTCCAACTATTAATACAGAGGGCAACACACAGGCTGTAAATCCACTTTACAGATATGCTAAATCTATTGATATCGTAGAAGATGCTACTATTAATGTTTTATGTGGTGGATTGGGAAATACAATGCCATGGTTCCTTATAGGAAACAAAGATGATGTTGACTTTATGCAGGTTGATTACCTTAATGGCAATAAGACGCCTATCATAAGAAGAGCTGAACAGATTGGAAAACTTAGTATCGGTTGGGATATTTACCTTGATTGGGGCATTACAGTACTTGATTATAGAGGTGCTGTTAAGAATCCGGGAAAGGTTATACAGAATCCTATTAAGTAATGGAGAGGAGGAAAGGAAATATGTCTAAAGCAATATATTGGCAGAGAGGTGAAGATCTTGATTACAAGAACGGAACATCTGATACAATCGAAGCAGGTTCTGTTGTAAGCCTCAAGACAAGAATAGCAATTGCTGGAATGGATATTAGACCTGGAGAAGTTGGTTCTATTCATGTTAAGAATGTTTTTAAGTTTGATAAAACAGATTCAGCAGAAATTAAGCAGGGTACAGCGGTATACTGGGACGGAAATGGAATCACAGCTACAGGAAGTTCTAATGTACCAGCTGGATATGCAGCATATGACTCTGCAGCAGAAGATAACACGATTCTTGTGAATATCGGATAGGAGGCAATATGACAGCAGCAAAGAAAGATATCAAGAGCAGCGCTAAAACCAGCGCTGCCAAACCTTTGGAAGATGTTGTAACAGAAGACAGTATTGAAGATGTTGTAACAGAGGACAGTATTGAAGATGCTGTAATAGAGGATAATGCAGAAGATACTTTGTATGATACGCCGCCTGAACAGGAACTTTACGCTAAAACTGACATTTTATACAAGTCTCGCAGATATGGTTTAGGAGACAAATTGCCTACTGATGAGCCAGAAATGATTGAGGCATGGTTGAGAGCAGAAACTGCAGAATGGAGATAGCATGAATTTCAAGGAACAGTTGGCACATGACAATAAAGTGGTATTTATGAACATTAATGAATTTGCGGAAATACATGATATCAACGGAAGAAAGTTACCATGCATTATTGATAATAATGAGATGGTAGACAGGGAAAAAAGATATCAATATAAACGAAGTCTTTACGGAGATGGAATTTATCTGAAGGAGATTCTTTTTTATGTGAATGCCAGGGATTTTGGACCATTGCCAGCTATTGGGCGAAGCATGATATTTGACGGTAGAGCATACACAGTATCAGACGCAATCAACGAAGGTGGAATATACTCAATAAGCATAGAGGCGAATAAGGTATGATACAGTATAATGTTGATGTAGACGATTTAAGAGAGATAGAGAATGCGCTTGGCATGTCTAAGGACAAAAGCAAGCAAATTCTCAAATCTGCTATAAACTCTACAGAAAAAGAAACTACTAAGCTTCTGTCAGGAGAAGCGAATAAAAGATACTACATTAAGAAAACTAAGGTTGACAAAACTTTGGATACAAAGAAAGCTACTGTATCTAATCTTGAAGGTCTTATAACTTCTACTGGTGGCGTTAATGAATTATACGATTTTCGCGTATCTCCTAAAGCATACAATCCACATAACAGACCAAGAGCTGGTCATACTGGTAATGTGAACAGAGCTAACAGCCCTAAGAGACTGTACCTGCGTCCGGGCGCGACATTTGATAAATACAAAGCATTTGTTGTTCGGTTCAAGAGCGGCCATGTTACTATAGGACAGCGTGTCCCTGGTAAAAGAATGAAATCAAACCCTAAAAAAGAGGCTGTAAAAGAATTGCTTTCACCATCAACACCCACATTGCTCGGCAATGAGAAAGGGGTGTATGGCATAGTACAGCCTCAGATGTATTCAATATTAGAAAAAAATATTGAGCAGCAGATACAGAGATTTCTTGGATAGGAGCGGAATATGACACCATTAACAGTACAAATGTCTCTTATTGATGAACTAAAAGACATGTTTAAGGGATATGAATATAAGAATGCTAAAGGGGACATGGTTCCTCTGAATGTGTATATGCAGGACACACCGATACAAAAATATACTCCTCCAGAGGAGTATAACGAAGAATATAACGGATATATGGACGAAGAAGAAAGTGAAATCCCGGTGCCTTATATAATTGTAAGACTAAACAGCGGAGGCCATACAGGAAACTATGAAGACCCTAACAAAGTAAATATAGTGCTTATAGTATGTATATGGGACGACGGGCTGGATAATGAAGGACATATAAGCGTTATGAATATATTACAAAAAATATATGAGCGATTTGCGAAAGATAATAATTTGCGCAATATTGCAGTCTTTGACGGACAATGGAACTGGTTACGACAGGAGGATAATTATTATCCATTCTTTATCGGAGCTTGTACATTGTCCTTTAATTTTGCCTTTGTAAGAAAGGAGACATATTATGACGACTACTGCTAAGAAAAAAGAAGAACAGAAAGCCAACTTAATGTATATAGGACCGACGATATCAGGCGTAGCCAGATATTCAACTGTATTCAAAGAAGGAGTGCTGCCGGACAGACTTAAAGAATGCGTAAAGGAATTCCCGGCAATGGCGAAGCTGTTAGTTAAAATTGAGGATATACCGGAGGCAATGAAGAAACTCAATGAAAAGAATAGCGTGCTGAGTACAATATGTACTCAGGTTAAGAATAAATTTAAGGAGGCTTAATAATGGCATACAATCATGGAATAGCGGTTTTAGAAAACCCTACAAGCGTACCAACACCGGCTGTTAATGATGGTGAAGTTCCTGTGATTTTCGGAACGGCACCGATTAACCTGGCATCTGATCCGAGAGCAGCAACAAACAAATTGTTTTTGTGTAATACATTTGCAGAGGCACAGGCTGCAGTCGGATATTCAGATGATTACGAGAATTATACATTGTGTCAGGCAATGGATTCATTTTTCAAGGTGTTTAAAATAGCACCTGTAATAATCTGCAATGTCCTTGATCCAGACAAACATAAAACGGATTATTCGGAAGAAATTACTGTAATTGGAGAGCAGGCAGTATCAACTAAGAAAGGGATTTTACTTGATACGCTCACTGTTTCTAATGAAAGTACACCACTTGTCAAAGATACGGATTACACTGTGGAATTCAACGATAAAGGATATGTAGTTGTTACTGTAATTAAAGAGGCTGTATCTAAAGTCAAAATGACAGGGAAAGCAATTGACCCAAGTACAGTAACAGATATTGATATTATTGGTTCATATGATGCAGGAACTGGCAAGGAGACAGGAATTGAACTTGCAAGAAGAGTATTTCCTACATTTGGAGTAAGAGTTAATTTTTTGCTCGCTCCGGGCTGGTCACAGATTCCGTCTGTTGGGCTTGCGCTTTCTGCTAAAGAGGAAAAGCTAAGCGGATTATTCAAATGCAGAGCTGTAATTGATATTGATACTAAGAAAGCAACAAAGTACACAGATGTAGAGAAAGTAAAGAAGGATAGCGGATTTGCTTCTGAAGATATTGTTGTATGGCCAATGGTATCATATGGCGGCAAGGTGATGTATTATTCAGCAATTTATGCTGCTATGACATGCCTGTTAGATTACAACAATGGTTCAGTACCTAATATCTCACCATCAAATGAAGATATCAAGGTGAGCGCTGCTGTTATATATGACGGCACAGAAGTATGCCTTGATATCACTCAGGCTAACGAACTTAACGCTGTCGGCGTTGTTACAGCGTTAAATCTTAACGGTGCATATAGATCATGGGGAAATAACACAGCGGCATACCCAGGCACAACAGATCCTAAGGATAGATGGATTTGCTGCAGAAGATTCTTTGACTGGTATTCAAACAGCTTCATTGCAACATACCTTGAAAAGGTTGACGATCCAGGTAATTACAGACTTGTAGAATCTATAGTTGATTCAGAGAATGTAAGAGGGAACAGCCTTGTGTCACAGGGAAAGTGCGCAGGAGCAAAGATTGTTTACAGCAAAGAGGATAACCCTGTAGGTAATATTGTTAATGGAAATGTAGTGTTCAGACAGTACATAGCACCATATACACCAGCAGAATATATCTTAGATATCTTAGAGTTCGACCCAACAATGTTAGAAGCAGCGCTTGGAGGTGAATAATTATGAGCATAGCAAATGTACCAGAGGTTATTAATAATTTCAATGTATATAACAATGGAAATAAACTTATTGGAATTTCAGGTAGTCACACATTACCTAATTTTGATGCGATTACAGAAACTATGGCAGGAGCCGGAGTTCTTGGAGAGTATGAAACGAGCATGGTAGGCAATTTCAGTTCTATGGAACAGGAATTATCTTTTGCAGTGCTTGAAAGCGACATGTTTGACCTTATGGATCCTACACAGCCAGTTGATATTACATTCAGAGCGTCGCAGCAGTCTACAGTAAAATCAACAGGAGCGCTTGATTATACAAGCATGAGAATTGTAGAAAGAGGACGATTCAAATCTTTTGAACCTGGAAAGATGGAAAGAGGAAAACAGATGGATGCAAAGCTTAAGTTCGAACTGTTCTACATTCTCATTGAGATTGACGGGAAAACAGTTATCGAATATGACAAGCTGAATTCTGTATTTACTGTAAATGGAAAGGATTTACTTGAGAAAGTGAGGTCACAGTGCTAATGGAATCAACAATTAAAAAAGATGTAAGTTTAGAAGCTACTGCCGTCGAGGTGGTAGCTTCTGATGTTTCAGAGGAAGAGAAAGACGATCTGTTAATTAAGCTTAAGAAGCCGTATATGTTTGAAAGGGTTGAGTATAAGGAAGTTGACTTAAGAGGCTTAAGAGACTTAAAGGCGTCGGACATGATTACGATTAACAACAGAATGAAGAGGAGATCAGGTGGAAGCATTGATGTAATGCCGGAAGTTACTCTTGAATACGCTGCAGAGATTGCGGCAATGGGTTCTAAACAGCCTGTTGAATTTTTTACTAATCTTCCAGCAAGTGAAAGTATGGCGGTTAAGAATGCTGTACTGGGGTTTTTGTTCGGCTCGGAATAAACCCAAATGATGCACCACAGCTTAGAAGAACGATTATAGAACTTTCGATAGCACTAAAAACAGGCATAGATTATTTTAATTCGCTTACATTGCAGGAATTATTAGAAATAATAAAGGAAGTGATTGAGATTGGCAGTGACAGGAAAAGAGTACAAACTAGCAATAAGAATAGCCGGAGTAATTGACAAGTCCTACACTGCAAGTCTCGCCACGGCTAAAACACAACTTAATGCTAATGTTGCTGAAATTAATAAGAGTTTTACCAGCCTTGATAAAGGCTTTGACGCGACAATGAAAGTTGGCCAGAATTGTTTTAAAGCAATAGCGACGGCTTCTGGCGTTGCCGCTGCAGCTATTACAGCAGCAGCGGCAGCATCTATTGTTGCAGGTTCTAATTTTGAATCTGCATTTGCTGGAGTAAAAAAGACGGTTGACGCAACGGAAGAAGAGTACGCAATGCTGCGCCAGAATATTCTTGATATGTCAAAAGAGATTCCGTCCAGTGCATCAGAAATTGCTAATGTAATGGAGATTGCAGGACAGTTAGGAATCGCCACTGATTCATTGACGGAATTCACAAAGGTTATGATTAACCTGGGTGTGTCAACGAATTTAAGCGCGGAAGATGCAGCTACAGCGCTTGCTAAGTTTGCAAATGTTGTAAGCATGCCTGATTTTGACGAGAACGGAATAAGTAATTATGAAAGACTGGGTTCAGTTATTGTTGACTTAGGTAATAACTTTGCGACAACAGAACAGGACATTGTAACAATGGCAACAAGACTTGCTTCAACGGGAGATATTGTTGGATTGTCGGAAGCACAAATTATGGCGCTTGCAACGGCAATGAGTTCTGTTGGCATAGAAGCAGAGGCTGGCGGTTCTACAATGTCAAAATTGCTAAGAAAGATACAGTTAGCAGTCGAAACGGGTTCAAGTTCTTTACAGGATTATGCAAGTGTGGCCAACATGACCGGAGAGGAATTCTCACAGGCATTTAAGGACGACGCCGTGGTTGCTTTATCTGCATTTATTGATGGACTTAACGACACGGAAAGAAACGGCAAATCTGCAGTTGCTATTCTGGACGATATGGATATCAAAGAGATAAGACTTACGAATACAATTCTTGCACTTGCTAATGCTTCTGGCGTTATGAGCAATGCAATTGACACTGCTAATAAAGCATGGGACGAAAATACGGCCCTTGCGATTGAGGCAGGGAAACGATATGAAACTGTAGAAAGTAAAATGCAGATAATGAAGAATGCATTTGTAGACCTGGGCATATCTGCATATGAGGATTTAAGAGAACCTCTTGTAGACGCAATAGGTTTTTCTACAGATAAGATTGAAGAACTGAATAAAAAGATAAGCGGTGCGAATGGTGTAAGTAAGTGGATTAACGATATAGGAACATCAATTCCTACTTTAAAGCGGAAGATAACTACGAATGGCAAACCGATATTAACATTTTTTGACGGCTTAAAAGATGTTCTCGATTGGATTGTTAAACATAAATCAGCGGTTATTGGTTCAATAGAAGGAATTGCAACAGCATTAATTGCTTATAAAATAGCTTCTACGATATCACATATTGTAGCGGCTGCATCAGAACTTTCTACAGCCTCAATTGCTATTATAGCAATAACAACGGCTATAGCAGAATTATCAGCTATTTACTATACATACAAAAATATTGAAAGAGAAATGGCAAATAACAGCCTTAAGGAACACTTTGGAGACATAGCTCTTACTCTTCAGGACTTGGAGAGAGTAGCGGGAAATATTGTTAATTCAGGAAATTTAACTGCTGTTGACAAGGCACTTGAAGCATTTGGAGATTTGGACGATATTTCAGCAACAATGAAAGAGGCTACAAGTAAGCTGGATAAGCTTAATTGGAAAGTTTCTATCGGAATCAAGCTTAATCCTGATGAGCAGGAAGATTATAAGACAGCAATAAGTGATTATGTGACGGCGGCGCAAAACTACGCACAACAGTCACAATATGCAGTAGCACTTAATCTTTCAGTAGCGTTTGATGAAAACGACGAAAACGGCGCTGATGTTGTATCTAAAGTAAATCAGTTTTACCAGGATAAATACGACAGATTATCAGAGCTGGGAACTAAGCTTAATGAGGCTGTAACAGATGCGTTTAATGATGGACTTCTGGATATCAAAGAAGCACAGACTATATCAAATATTCAGGCGGCAATGGCAGAAGTTGAGGAACAGCTTGCAACAGGAGAGTTTGAAGCTAAAATGTCTGTACTTCAGTTAGATTATTCAGGAAAGGATTTGACAAGTGACGCATTCCAGAATCTTCAGGACGAATTAAACAATCAGATTGAGACTGCAACAGAATCATACAAAGAAGCTTATGTAAAGAACTTTGCATCGATTAAAGCTGCATATGAGGCAGGAGATTATCTGTCAGACGAAGAATATAACAATGCTCTTGAATCTTTGAAAGAAAAGTACCTTGAAAATGTTTCAAACATTCAGCAGAAAGCAGCAGAGTTCCAGATGAATACTATCACAGATGCGTACAGTGATGAAATAAGCGAGGCTAAGAAAAAGTGGGAAGATACACTTGATGAACAATTCGGAGAAGAATATGCGCAATCATGGGCGGAGAAATCTGGAGCCATGTGGCAGCAGGTATATGACACCATGTCTTCTACAGCGTATTTTGATTCTGCAGACAGAACAGCGATATCTAACCTTCTTGATGCATTAAAACCTACAATGGAAGAAATGCAGAATACTATTGATGAATATACGGCAGCAGGTAAAGAAGTACCTAAGGCATTATCTGATGGAATGAAGGACTATGAGGCTTTACTTGCATTAACTAACAGTACGGATTCTGTAATGAATGCAATAGGAGAATCTATTGCAAACACAGATAAATACGACGGCATTATGAATATGCTTGATGAAAAAGGCATGAAAATACCGGAACAGGTTGCAACATCAATTCAGAATAATTCAGACAAAGCAAAAGATGCATGTACACAGTTATATGATGAGGTGAGCGAAACCTTGACACATTTGTTCTCTAAAGGAATAAGCGTAGATGCAGCGGTCAATCTTAATCTTAGTGCTGTATATGACAATTCAGGCAATTTAACTGGTCCATATAGCAATGACTATATAGAACAGAACAGCAAAATGAAGCTAAAATTGCCGGGACATGCTGACGGCGGAATATTCACTGATCCGCATATAGCAGCTTTCTGTGAGAATGGAATGGAATCTGTTATACCTATAGATGGAAGTGCTAATGCATTATCATTATGGGAAAAGACTGGTCAATTATTAGGGCTGAGTTTTAACATTGAAAAACAGGGTGGTAGCAATGCAGTATCTATGTGGCAGCAAAGTAAGAATCTTATAGACATGAGTGGAAACTTTAACACTGATACACTGCACAGCCAGCCTAGCGGACCGGTAACAATTGAATATAAACCGACATTACAGTTTTATGGAGAAGCTCCAAGCAGTGAGGATATTCGGGACGCATTGAGTATATCTCAGAGCGAATTTGAAGAACTAATGGACAGGTATTTAAAGGAGAACGGAAGGAGTTCGTTCTAAAAGGAGTATCAATGGCTAAAACATATACAACAATGTCCGGCGATACATGGGATAGAATCTCAAGAGAGGTATATGGTTCAGAATCGTATACCTCTTTTTTGATGGCTAACAATCAAGACAAATTAGACACATTTGTATTTTCGGCGGGTGAAAAACTTATCGTTGAGGATATTCCTGAAAAAACGAAAGTTCTACCAGATTGGAGGTCATAATGGCACTCCCTAGATATGTCGAGGCATTAATTAATTATGATGGTACAAGCAGACAGGTTATTACCGAGACAACGACAACAACAGAAGAAACAGAAAATACAGCGACATACACAGTAGAATCCGGAGATACACTGTGGGGAATAGCGGATAGTTATTATGGTTCAGGAATCCGATACACAGAAATCTATGATGCGAATGCGGACATAATAGAAGCTGCAGCACAAGATCATGGCTTTGACAGTTCAGAAGGCGGTCACTGGATATGGCCAGGCGAAGTATTTAGCATACCGGGCATAGGCGGTTCAGAAGAGGTCGCAACCACTACGACAAGAGTGGAGGTTATAGGAGAGCCTATGCCAGAATTGGGCGATATGATTAAGGATAAATTATCAGCCTTGTCGTATACAGATGTTGCAAGCGGGCAGTCTGATACTGCGAGCATTACAATTGCTGATATATCTAAGGATTGGCTTACAACATATTATCCCCAAAAAGGCGCTGAATTCACACTTGGGATAAAACTTAACAATTGGAATAACACAGGTGACAGCAGCGAATGTAATTACGGAACATTTATCATTGATGATATTGCACCATCTGGAAGGCCTCTGAAAGAAACGATTAGCATGGTGAGCATGCCGTCTAATAATGACTTTAAAACCTTGCCAAGAGGTGATACATGGAAAGATACAACTATTAGAGATATTGCACAGGTGATAGCAGATAGAGCAGGAATAGAACTTTATTATGATGCACCTGACATACAAATATCCGAAATTGAACAAAATAAACAGGTAGATAGTAGTTTTCTGCTATCTTTATGCGGGAAGTACGGACTTGGAATGAAGATATACAATCACAAGATTGTAATATTTGATATTGTTGAATACGAACAGAAAGAAAGCGTGTTGACTATTGATGAATCTGAAATTACAACATGGACGGGTTCAGACACAATAGCAGGAACATATACAGGCGTAGAACTTGGATATTCAGATCCTGACAAAGATAACACGATTAACATATTTATAGGGGAAGAAGGAAGAAAGTACTATCTTAATGTACAGGCTTCAAGCGAATATGACGCACAACTGCAGGCTGCAGCAAAGGTTAATGAAGCAAACAGAAAAATGCTTACACTGTCTATAACAATGATGGCTAATCCTGACATTGTTGCAACGCAATGTATTGACATTACAGGGCTAGGAAGACTTAACGGTAAATATTACATAGACAGCATTAAGCATGATATTACCAAAGGATACAACCAAAAATTAACAGTACACAAAGTACAGGACCCAATAATAATATCTGCGCCGGTATATCAGGAAGAAGATACAACAGATAACAGTAAAAACATTTATATCGTAGAATCCGGAGATACACTGTGGGGAATAGCGGATAGTTATTATGGTTCAGGAATCCGGTACACAGAAATCTATGATGCGAATGCGGACACAATAGAAACTACAGCACAAGAACATGGCTTTGATAGTTCAGATGGTGGTCACTGGATATGGCCGGGTGAAGAACTGATTATACCATAGGGGGCTTTATGGAATTAAGAATTGGCAGAGTAATTGAAATATATCCAGAAGAGGGCAAGGTTAAAGTAACATTTGAGGATACAAATAATTCTTCACTTGCACTCCCGATGTTGACAATGAACAATGAATATATGATGCCGTCAATTGGCACAAGAGTCATAACGGCTCATTTTGACAGCGGAAGCAGCAAAGGGGTTGTTTTAGGCACATATTATTATGATGGAAACAAGCCTTCTGCATCTACTGGATTCAGAAAAGATTTTGGAAAAGGTGCTTATATTTCGTCTGACGAAGATGTAACAATAGGCGCTAAAAACGACATTGATTTTAGAGCGGGAAGTACTCTGACCTCTATTAAAACTATTATTCAAGAGATAAATCAGATTAAGAACGATTTAAAAGAAATGAATAATAAATTAAATGACATTGAGAAGACGGAAAACGAGAACACAGGCAAGATAAAAAATATAGAAGAGCAAGTTGCAAAACTAGATAACAGCGCCAAGATTGCTGCATTAGAGAAGAGGATTGAAACTCTTGAAAAGAAGGGTGGTTGATTATGGTAATAGGAAATCTTGGAGACCTTATTGTATTTGAGGTGAGCAGTGAAAAAATACAGACATTTAGCTCATTGACAAGGAGCGTCAAGGGAAAGTGGACTACACATGACATAATAAGCAACAAACCTAAATCAGAGTTTTTAGGCGCTGATCTTAGCGATATCTCTTTTGCCGTTACATTATCAGTGAATCATGGAGTGAAGCCCAGAGATACAATGGAACGAATAGAAGAGGCTGTAGAAAAAGGAGAACATTTTCCATTTGTCCTGGGTGGTAGATTGATAGGCGAAAATGATTGGAAAATTACTTCAATGAGCGAAACATACAGCACAATTATTGCTGATGGGAAAATAGCTCAGGCTAAAGTGAATCTGACACTGCAGGAGTATGTATAAGGAGGCGTTATGGAATCAGTTATTGACATTAAAGATACTGGGTTTAGCCAGGAAGAAATTGAAGATATTAATAGATGTTTAACAACATTATATTCCGTAATTGCTGGGACAATGCCACTAGACAGAAATTTTGGCATCAATATAAATGAGATAATGGGATATCCAACAGAAGTTGCAAAGAATAAGTTATCTGTAGAGATTATCTCGAAAACCAGAATATATGAACCTAGAGTAAGTGTATACAAGGTTGAATGCGAGACATTACAGGACGGACAAATTAAGCCACACATTTATGTTAAGAAGGGAGAATGATATGGGAACTGTGACAGATAAATTTCCTGATATTAGTTTCATTAAAGATACTAAGGTTGAAGAATTATTAAGCCGTATGATAAATGATTATCAGGACAAATATAAGGAAATAACAGGAAAAGAAATATCCTTAGCAAAAGCAGACCCGTACAGGCTGATAATATACGCGTGTGCGCTTCAAATATATCAGGCAATGCAATATGCCGATAGAGCGGGGAAAATGAGTTTCTTAAAATATGCCAAAGGTGAATACCTTGACAATCTGTGTGCGTTGAAGGGAATTCATAGAATTGAATCAAAACCGGCGGTAACTACTCTGGAATTCAGTATAAAACAACCTTTGGAATCTGCAGTAAGCATTCCGGCTGGAACACGCGCCACAAATGGAAATGATTTATTTTTCGCAACGGACAAGTATGTTCAGATTGAAGCAGGAGAAACAAGCGCATCAGTCAATGCAACATGTACAACAGCAGGAACTTGCGGAAATGGCTTTGAAGATGGGGAGATTAATGTAATGGTAAATAGCCTCCCTTACATTGTGTATGTTAGAAATACTACTCGGACAACGGGTGGATGCGATTTAGAAAGTGATGATTCATTAAGGGACAGAGCTTATAATGTCCCTAATTCATATTCAACAGCAGGACCTTCAGGGGCATATGAATATTATGTCAAACAGGTGGATTCAGGGATTGATGATGTTGTAATCAGGTCTGACACAGCCGGAGAAGTTGATATATTAATTACGGCAAATGGAGGAGTTCCAAGCGAAGATTTAATTAAACGCGTTACAGAAGCATTGAACGATAGAAGTATTAGACCTTTAACGGATAATATTAAGGTCAAAGCACCGAAACAACAGGTATATGATGTATCATTAACTTATTTTATAGGAGAAGAAGATCAAGCTGCAGTATCAGCAATTCAAAGCAATGTAGAGTCTGCAGTAAAAGCATACAACAAGTGGCAGACAAAGAAGATAGGAAGGGATATAAACCCATCATACTTAATACAGAAAATCATGGAAGCAGGGGCAAAAAGAGTAAACATTAATGCTCCTGCTTTTCAAATGCTTGAAAACGATACGATAGCAAAGGTTGGTGATGTGACAATTACATATGGAGGTGTAGAAGATGATTAATCTGCAAGACAGCCATATAACAGATATTCTTCCTGAATATTTTACTGGAATGCCAGAGGTGCAGGCGTTAAGCTACGCTATATCTAATGCATTATATAATCTGATCGAATACTGCAAAAGTACAAGTGTATATTCCGAAATAGATATTGCAAACAGCCAGGTATTAGATATGTTGGCTACGGAGTTAGATGCACAGTATTATGACACAGAACTTGATATTACCGCAAAGAGGCAAATTGTAAAAAAGGCGCTTATATGGCATATGAGCGCCGGCACGCCCTCTGCAGTGGAAGAACTTATAACGGCAGTATTCGGCGAAGGGACAATTGAAGAATGGTTTGAATATGGAGACGATCCGTATTTTTTTAAAATCAAAACAAATGCAAAATTGACAGAAGATATTAACACCAGATTTAGCTCAATGCTTAAGAAGGTAATCAATACAAGGTCACATATAAGGGCAATTGAAATCCACAGAGAAGCTAATCAAACGATATATCCTTGTTTTGGTGCGATAACAATTTCTAAACCTGCCGCAATAATAGACGGATATAACGAAAAACGAGATATGATATGCACAATAATTTCTGCTTTAGGCGAAAGTAAAATTACAAAACCACAAGCTGTATTAGAGGGCATAAACATTAAACATGATGATATCTTGGACACTGCTTCTTATGGAATTGCGGCCATGCAAAAAACGATTATGCCAGAAATAAGAGAGTCTAAAAGAATTGAATCGGAAGCAATCATGCAGGCTATCACAGCGTCCTTTAATGTCGCTGATAGTATATATAAGAATACAATAAAAGAACAGGAGGAATAATTATGCCACAATTGTTCAATAACGCTGTCCTGACAGACAAAGGAGCAAAGCTTCTTGTTAGGGCGCAGGCGGGAGAAATTAAACTGCAGTTCACAAGAATGGCAACGGGCAATGGAACATATACAGCATCAGAAAAAACGGTGCAGTCATTGCAGAAGGCAACAAAACTTAAAGCACAGAAAAACACTTATGCGTTATCAAGTATAAGCGTATATAGCGAACATTCTGTGAAGCTTACAGCATTAATAACTAACTATGATCCAGTTAAAGAAACAATACTTGTGTCTACAGGTTACTACATTAACGAGATAGGTATTTTTGCTAAACCGCAGGGCGCAGCGGATACAGAAGAAGTATTATATTCGATTGCTGTAGTTGCGGGTGATACAGGTGATTTCATGCCGCCGTATAACGGATATAATCCGGCACAGATTGTACAGGACTATTATGCAACGGTTGATAATAGCACCCAGGTTACAATTAAAACGGCGGGGGCGGCACTCTTAGCGGAAGATGCAAATGTGATTGTAGACGATAAAACTAAGGTGAAGTATAGGCTTGGAATTGAAGATGGGAATATGTACTATGTGGAGGTAAAATAAATCATGGCTAAAAAGGTAAACATTGCAAGACAGGACACTCTTGAAGAAGTACTTAATATTATCAAAACAGAGGCGGTATATGGCTTTATTGAACACAATGCAATATTAGCGCCTGGTACTAGAATTGAGTATATAGGTGCTAACAAAAACTACACGCCTATCACGATTACAAAAGGTGGAGGGTATTCACTGGGAGATTGGGGAGATTTTCCGTGGCTTAAAGCTAATAAGCCATATATGGTCAGATCAGATGGAACAGCAGACTACAGGCTGGACGAGAACGATTATACAAAAAAGGAAGATGGAACGGCATCAGATGTTGCAAATGCAGATTATGATGGCGGAGCATTTGCATGGGCGCAAAAGATATATAAGAGAGAATATACATCAGGAGACGACAGATATGTATTATTCAGGTTTGAGAAGGCAGATGGTTTTGAACCTATAGGCTTTATTGATTCTGATAATAAAGAGCTTGAAGGCGTGTGGATTCCAATGTTCTACGGCTCTATCATAAGCGACAAAATGAAATGCATATCAGGAAATCAGCCAGTATATAATAAAAATACTTCTCAAGAAAAAGCTGCTATTGACGCTTTTGGTACAAGAGCAAAATTTTTCGGTGGATCGATTGTTAATACATTGGTAGATTTAATGCTTATGTTTGGAAGAAACAGTGATTTACAGGAGGTATATGGAACGGGAAACTGCGGAGGACATGATGCAAGTCAGGAACCAACATATGGAGTTAAAAGAAATGCTGTTGTTAATGGCGGACAGTTCTATGGAACTAATGATAATACAAGTCTTAACAAGATATTCCACTCAATTGTATTAGGCTCATATAATCAATGGCTAAGAGATCCATATGTTATATGCGTAAATGGAGAACTGAAGGTTAGCAAGAATTATACATATGATATATCTGGCGCAAGCTATGAAACTACAGGAATTAAGTATTTGATTGATGATACTAACTGGCATTATCCAAGCAGATATGTTTCTGTTGCAGGATTTGGTTCGGTTCCAGAAATGCCATTTAAGGGAAGCACAAAGCTTGGAGGCTGTGATGGAATTATTGTTAGTGAGACAATAACGGCGCTTTCTCTCTTATTCGGTAGTTGTCACTATGGGTTTGCTACAGGACCTCGTGCGCGTTTTTTGAGCTATACCGCTGGTACTGCGTACTGGGGCGTGGGCGCTGCTATTCTTCTCCTTCCGCCTGTCGGCATAGGTGCTTAAAGAGTGTCGAGAGGAAATGGTTTACATGCATAAATACTAAGAAAATTAAAAGGAGGCAAAATAAACATGAAACAGTGGAAAAAAGAAATATGCGATACGCAGCCAGAGGAAGTACAGCTTATTGCGCCAGAATTATTAATGCAGCGTCGCAATATTAAAGTTGTAGAGCATGAAGCAACAGACAATATGGAAGCATACACTGATTACGAATGTGAAAGCAGGGAAATAAGTGTATCAGAGTATGAAATGATCAAAAGCGTTGAACAGATTAACACGGATAAAGCGATTGAAGATTACACATTACAGCTCATGGAAGAGGGGGTATTATAATGAGTACATTTGCGGTTGTTCTTAAGAGACTATACTCAAAAGGAGAGGTAACAAAAGAACAGGTGAAAGAGAGAGTCACTAGCGGGAAGATAACAAAAGAAGATTATAAATACATAACCGGAGAAGATTATGCTAAGTAGTATTGAAATTATTGATACACAGAACACAATAATTAAGATGCAGTCTGAGATTATATATGATTTATTTGGACTGCTAAAGCAATATGTAAGCGTAGAAGAACTAGACAACATTCCTGCTATAAAAAAGATAAATGATGTAGCGAGAATGAATGAAGAAATTGAATGCTAAAAGCTGGCCAGAATGGTCAGCTTTTATTGTTGTTAGGAGGTGCTTCTATGTACTATGACGATTCATAGCTTTTACCTTGAATTAATAAAAAATAGGAGGATTGATAATATGGTAACATTAAAGACAATTTATATGGCGGCTGCACACAGTAAGCTGATACAGCTTGTAATAATTGCTGTAATAATTGATACATTTTTTGGAGTGTTAAGAGCTATTAAAGAACACAAGTTTAATAGTTGCTTTGGCATTAATGGCGCAATTCGTAAATGCGGAATGATTATTTCAATTATTCTTCTTGTCATTGTTGATTACATAACAGGTTTTAATATGATTGGATTTCTTCCAGAACAGATAAGACAGCATTTAGGTAATCAGATTGGAATTTCTGAATTTTTTGCGTTACTTTATACAGCATATGAAACGGTGAGTATATTAAAAAACATGGTTTTGTGTGGATTACCAGTTAAAAAATTATGGCTGTATGTTAAAACATTCTTGAGTAAATATACAGACGAATTGCCTGATGATGATGAACTTGCAGTGAATAAGGAGGAAAAGTAATATGAGTATTAGAGGAGTTGACATTAGCGATAACAACGGAACACTTAATTGGGACATTATCAAGGAACAGATTGATTTTGCAATTGTTAGAGTGGGATATGGCTCTAACTATGAATCGCAGGACGATAGACAGGCTGCGAGAAACATGCAGGAGCTTGAAAGGATAGGTAAACCGTATGCTGTATATCTTTACAGCTATGCACTTAATGAAGAAGAGGCACATAGCGAAGCTGCACACATCTTAAGAATGATTGCTGGCTTTAATCCGGTATTAGGTATTTATATAGATATGGAAGATGCAGACGGATACAAAGTAAGAAACAACAAAGATCCTCGTACAAATGGAGAAGCATATACTAGATATTGCCAGATTGTTATAAATGATTTAAAGGCGGCCGGCTTTGAGGTTGTAGGTACATATGCTAACCTCGGCTGGTTCTCTAATATTTTGGATAGGGAAGCACTTACAGACAAGAAGTGGCTTGCTATCTGGGGGCCA